GCAAAAAGCGATAATCAGGAATTTACTTTTTCCGATATTTACGCCGGGAAANCTCTTTTGCATAATCACACAACCGCCAGCATTTACCTGATCGTGCCAGTTGAATACGGTCTTACTGAAAAAGACATTATTCTACCCGGAATATCAATCTGGGGAATGGAACCGGAAGAAATATTACGCTCAAACAAACTCGATGAGGAGCGGGACACCTTTACAAGTGATGAGACGGTTGACAGCCGTCAATCAATGGTTACTTTCTCGTATAAAATAACCTTGGATTGTGAAGCTCGGCAGAATGAAGCCTTGGCCCTGATGAGTTACGCTTGTCGATCGCTGATAGCAAAGCAATTCTGCTGGGTAAACGGAAAGAAGCTCAATATATTTCTTGAGACCCCGCCCGAATACGTTCCGGCAATTGAAGCGTATAACGAGATACCTAAAATACAATTTATTTGCCGTGTAGAAATCCGAGAAGATGTATGGGACAGGCAAATATTGGTTAAAACAGTTACAAATACTTTGAATGTAGAGCCAACAGGAGGAAATTAAATATGGCAACTAAAGCAAATGTAATCGAAGTTCCAGAAGTACCCTATAATCAAGGAATGGAACCGAATTATAAACAGTCGGAAAAATTGTTTGATGTGTCATTTCGGGAAAATCGAGTCTATGAAATTTACATAGGCCGGGACTTTTTCAGGTTTGAAGGACAGAGGGCAAACCCGGTATTACCTGAACGATATTCAAATGGTGTCCCGGAAAGCATCGTCAATCATCCGGATTTTAAAATTCATTCAAATCGATTTAACATAATCGAAAAGAGAGGTGTATAATGCCAACGCAACTGAGAAAACTAGGCGTTCACGGTGTGAATGTCCCATCAAAGAAATCTTTAGTCGTAACACCTGCGGACTTTTCCATAGGTGGAATCATAGGCAAGTTTGAACGGGCTTTCGATCAGGCTTTTCAGGTCAGAAATATTGCCGAACAGATTGAGATTTTCGGCCAAAACGTCAACAGCCTTTATTATGGTTTTGATGTGGCAAACTCATTCTGGCAGAACTTGGCCGGTATCAGCGGAAGCCTTTATATCAAGTCGCACGTTGGTTATAACGGTTCAGCAATCGACGCGGTAAACGCAACGTCAACTTTGACCGATCAAAACGGCCTCGCTTCGGCTCTGGCTGCCGCAAACGAAATGAGGACAAAAATTAACGCACACGCCGCCGATGCTTCAAACCATACCACGGCGATTGACAACGTTAATTTTCCATTATCGAGCGGTTTTGCTGATAATCTAGCCGGTTTACTCGCTCTGACAAATGAAATCATTACAAAGTACTCAGCGCACGAGACAGATGCTGCAAAAGCATCGTTATGGGCCTACCACAAGGCCCAGGAGACCGGAACTCACGCACTTACCAGTATTGTAGCAGCGACAACGCTCACAGACTGTATAACGAGACTGGCAGACATTAAAACTAAATACAACGCTCACGATGCGGATGCTTCAGCGCACGGAGTTACGGTAAGCGCACATCAGTTGACTTTAACCGCCAGCGCAACCCCGGCCAGTACCTTAATTGTAAAAGCGGCTTATAAAAGCATCCTTGAATACGGTATATCCGGGAACCGTACAGGTGTAAAAGTATTAAATGGCATTCGGTTTAGTACGGCTTTAAGCGCAAACGTCGCCGCTTCCGATACTTCCGCTGTCGTGGATTCAGTCGCTGGAATGGCAATCGGTGACTTAGTGGTATTTAAAGCCAGCGGAACCGCCGCCGTGATTGTTATCAAGAAAATAACTTCTATCTCAGAGGGAAGTCATACAATCGGATGGTCGGGAGTGTTTCACGCTTCTTCTACCGGTGTAATCGGTGATGTGGTTGAGATTCCAGGCTTTAAGCTCAAAACTTTCCGCAAAGACATAAAAGGAATTGAAAGCGAAGTTGAAACCGATCTTGGCGGGACGTGGTGTACAATGGAGCCGGAAGTTTCCGCTTACTATGTCCAGAATGTACACTCTCAAAACAGATGGATTACCGTCTCCGATCAGTCCAGCGCCAGCACAACGCTTGAAAGCTTTCCGAATGATTACTACACGGTCAATTATTTGACATCAGGAGCAGATGGGACCAGCCCGACAACCTCCGCACATTGGGCGAGGGATTTACAGGCAATGAATAACCTTCCAGTCAGAATGTTGGGACTCCCGGAAAGCGCAGATACCACTATCCAGAAATCAGGTGAAACATATTGCAAAGGTCGGGACGATACCCCTATTTGGTTATCGACAATGACCGCAAACCAGACTTTAAGCCAGCTTCTAACTATCGGAGCAAATTACCAGAGGTCAGATGATGTGATGCAAGTCAATGTTGCTGACTGGATAGGTATTTCTGACCCGTTCAACTCCGCGCCGAACTCTCCGGATAGATTTATCCCGAATCTTGGTCACGTTATGGGCGCGTGGGTAAGGTCAATCGGTTTACTCGGCATCCATTACATCCCGGCAGTCGATGCAATACCGCTTTACAACGTAAACAGCATCGATAATTCAAACCTCGGAACCCTGGGAGACGAAGACCGGACCCTTGCGGCCTCATACGGCGTGAATATTATTCAGTTTGTGAACGGAAGTGGATACCGGATAAGGAACTTCTTTACTCCGTCAACTGCAACCGAATATATGTTCGCCAACGGCCTGATTATGCGGAACTTCATTAAGGTAAGTTCTCAGGACTCTTTGCAGTCAAGCGAGAATTACCCGAATAGCTTTAAGCGCATCCAGCAAGACAAAAACGCAATCGAAGGGTTTATGTATACTCTTTGGTTTAAGGGATCGACCGGGAACGCTCCGGAGGGTGAAACTTTCGGTCAGCAACAGAATGCGGACGGGACGCTCACAAAGCCGACCGATCACTTCCAGGTTCAGGCTGATGCGGTGAACAACCCGCTGACCGCTATCAATCTTGGACAGCGTACAATTTCGGACTACTTTACATTTCCGTCACCGGCAGGATCGATATTGATTCAAGTCGGAATACTTTTAAGGAGTTAATGACAAAACAGCCACTTTGCTTTATAATATATAGAGAAAAGGAGGGCGTTTTATGATAAAAAACAAGATTTATAAAGCACATTGTCTATTGTGTGGAGAAGAATTTATAAAAAATAGCAATGTGCAAAAATTTTGTTGCAAAAAGCATAAAATTCAAAACGATATTAACAAATTGATGGTGAAATATTACGAAAATATCGAATTTGAAAAGGAAAAAAGAAAAAATCACTGGAAAATGCATAAAGAGGAAGAATATAAAAAACACAAAGAATGGAAAATTAAAAATCCAGATAAAGTAAATAAATATTATGAAAAAGCTGATAAAAAAGATAAAGCATTAAGATTTAAAAATTGGAGAATAAAAAACAAAGGGTATCTTAAATTAAAACGCTCAAAAAGACATAGAGATTTGATAAAAACAGGAAAAATAGAAATAGATTTTGTGGATATTTTTGAAAAAACTTTTGATTCTTGTTTTTATTGTGGTTCAAAAATTAATTTAGAAAATGACCACATTAAACCAATATCGAAAGGCGGTTTAACAGAAATGGGAAATATAATAAAAGCGTGTAAAGGATGTAATAGCTCAAAAAGAAATAAAAATGTTTTTGAGTGGTATAAATCTAAAAAGTTCTTTGATCCGATTCAGAGCTTTAGATTGGCGCATTTAATCGGAAATATATAATGAGGGTAAAAACTTGCAGAAAAACGATTTAGTCCTCAAGAGGCAACTACTGATAGATGGGGACGAAATACCCGGACTGGTAAACTGTCCCGAAATCAATGACGAGGAGGGAACCGTAGAAGTTCCCGGCTTCTCGCGGGTGTTTACTGTCAAGAATGGCGTGAAGAAATTTAACCCGCTTGACGTTGAGTACAAAGTCTCGAAAGGGACAAAGACTCACACCTTTTTCCGGGATTGGTTCTACAACAACGAGACCCACGACCTGACCATTGTTGGAACCGATGCAGTCGGAACCCCGCTGAATAAATGGCTTGCTCGTGATTGCGAATGTGCATCGTTCAAGGAATCGGCTTACAATGCCGCCAGCCCCGAATACTTCAAAATCACGATGAAAATAACCTGTACATCAAGCCCGGTATCACTGGACATTTAAGTAATCAAATTTAAGGAGGAACTATATGGTAAGTTTTAGCGTGGCTTTAGAAGCCGTAAAAAGTTGAAAATCGATTCAGAGAAACGGATGGAATGGTGCTGGTTTATTGGTCAAAGCACAATTTCCCGATGAAAACAGCAAAATGACACTTCCATATCTTTACATCGAATACCCAGAGACAGCAAAGACAACCCCCGGCGGTAAATGTCCGTGGTTAGCCAGCCAGACCGATTTAATGGCCGAAGACTGGAATATCATTGACTAAGTAAATTGGAGGCAGCAGAATGACGAAGAAATTACCCATACCCGCTAAATATGGCGGTGAACTGATAACAGAAATAGAAATTAAAAACTTTAATGCGGAAGTCTTGGCAGATACCAAGAAATCCCTAGACTCAGGAAATGGCTATAAAGCAATACAGACATTTATCACCGGGTGTGTTGAGAAGGCCGGGAACGTGTCGGAAAAAGCATCGATCCGGGAAATAGTCGGTAATATGCCATTTGCGACAGCCGACCTTTTGACTATGGAAATACTATTCCAGAAACAAGAAGACGATGGAATAGAAGGTTATTATCCTTGCCCTCGATGCGGAGAGGTCAAGATATGCGAGAAAACAGACGGTCAGGACACGAGAGACCATTATTTAGAACTGGAAATAAATACAACTGAAGAAACCGGGTTTGTATATCATCTTACCGAACCGGTTGAAATCAACGCCGATGACGAAAGTGAAATTATTACCGAAATCGGTTTTGAATATTCGACCCTCAATCAGTGTTCGGTAGCACTGGAAAAGATTGGTATAAAAGATACCGTCCGGCTTCAGCTTGCTATTTTACTGGAAAGTATCCAGACAGTAAATGGCCGGGAAGTTGATAAAAAATGGAAAAACAGATACGGTAATATATTAATGGGCCGGATGAGTACCGACCTGAAATATATTAACGATAAAATGACCGAATTTGGATTAAAAACTAAGGTAAAAAAGAATTGCCTGAAATGCGGGAAAGAATTTGAGGTGAGTTTGAACACCGCTAATTTTTTCGCTTCCGCTCTCTCGTAACAAACGGGGGAGCCGGGGCAGACGGTGAATTTTGGTTATTGAGCGCGGTCATTCATAGTGATTATAGTGAAAGAAATTTCATTGACGAAGTATTGATGATCGGTTCAATAAATCAATCTTTCAGAGCTTCCGAATTAAAGACAATGGACTGGGATGACTACGAGTATTTAGTCAACAGGGTAAGAGACGAAATAAAGAAGGGTAACGATGGCGAATAAGGACGATGTAGAATTTACCTATGACACGAAAGGTTTTACTGCGGCGATGAACCAGATGGTAACAAAATTTGACAGCGCGGTTACTGCTATGTCGTCCCATTCAAAAAATCTCGGATCCGTGACTGAAAAAAATATCACGAAAGGATTCTTGAAAGCACAGGTATTATTTGCCGGGTTGAGCAAAGCGTTTAATTTTGCTGTCGGTCAAATATCAAAAAACATCCCTGAAATCGGGC